GTGATTTTGAAGATTCTTTTGAGGAATTAGAAAGAATGATTGATGAAAAATCAAATATAGAAAAAAAACAATCTGTTGATATGTCGTATCTTTATAAAACTAGAAATTATAGAAGGAGTGGAGAAATATCATTTAATGTGAAAACAAAATCAAACAAAATATCTAAATCACAAGAAAGAGTAAATAGAAAAATAAAATAAAAAACTATTTATATTAAAGTAAATAATTAAAAAAAAATAAAAACATAAATAAAATGAGTGATTTATTAACTGGTATACCTATGGATTATGAACCTAAAAGAACAAATAGGTTTTTCGCAGAATTTCCAGACGAAGTAGGTATTGAAATATGGAAAGTAAGAAAATTTGATAGACCAAAGGCAGACATAAATNTTGTTGAAATTCCTTGGATAAATGAAACCAACTATGTTAATGGTAAATATAAATGGAATCCAGTTACNATTGAATTTATGGATACGATTGGNCCATCTACAAGTCAGCANATTATGGAATGGTTTAGGTTGCATGCTGAAAGTTTAACTGGTAGAATGGGTTATAAAGCTGGTAGTGCTAAAAACATAATTTTAAAATCATTAGATCCTACTGGTGTTGTTGTTGAAAAATGGACTTTAGAACAATGTATTATAACAAATGTTGATTTTGGTAGTAATGATATGGCTTCTGATGAAATTCAGATAATAACTGTAACAGTACAACCTTATAGGTGTATATTAAACGTTTAAAAAAATTTATAAAAAAACCTTATATTTTTTATAAGGTTTTTTTATTTTAATTTATAACAATATTTTTTTGTAATATGCTTTCAAAGTCAATTTTTTCTAAATCAAGAATAACACCACTTGGGTCTGCTACAACACTATGATATGGATGAATATGTTGCATTATAGCATTTTTAAAAACTTCTAATATTTTTACTAAAACATCACCCCTAACAGATGGATGACCAGTTTCAAATATTTTATTTTTATATTCATTATCTAAATCATAACTTCTAAATTTTGGTTTTCCATCATGGGATAGTAATGCTATTTTATCTGATATTATAATTGTTTCAGATTTTTCATTATTATTAAAATCTATTTTTATAATTGCTGGATTTATTTTATTTTTTTTATAAACATCACCATTAACATGTTTACCAACTCTTATTTCAGTAGAATTTTCTTTTAAAATAATATCATTATTTTTTCTACCAATAATTGCAACATCTTCATCTTCAGGGAAAACATCTTTTGCATCTGGATATGTATCAATAGATTTTTGTGGTTGAGTTACACCTAAATTTGTTGTTGATAAAGCTGTAAGAATACCATCGTATTCAATATTTTGTAATTGAGATATAACGCTACCAATCCATAATCTACCCCTTTGGGGGTATTTAGTATTTTCTAAAAAAATTCTAACAATTTCACCCTTCTTTGGTAAAACATGGAAAAATTTTGGTAATAATGGGTAAGCATCTGCTAAATTTTCATCTGAAATTAAATTATCTAATTCTGGTATTCTAACTTTAATACTACCACCTTTATAGTCATCATTTACAGAAATAACTTCACCCCAATAAATAAATCTATTTAAATTAGAATTAAAATCTTTATTTTCAAATGATTTATCATATGAAATTTTTCTTTTGTTATAATATTCATTCATTATTTAATTCTATTAGTTTTTCAATTAAATCAACATATTCTTTTTCTAAAGAATCTAATTGTATTTCTTCATTTTCTATTTGTTTTTTTAATGATTCTATTTCATCAATTTTTTTTAATAATGANGATTTTAACTCGTTAAATTTTATTTCAATTTTTTTTATTTTATTTAATATTTGATATTTACCTTCCATATTTTATTTTATTGTATTACACCATATCCTTTTGTCATTGTTATTGTTGATCCTACTGTTGAAACAGGACCAGAAGGTGATGTCCCAGCAGCCACAACAGTGGTTCCAGGGGGTATGCCAACGCTAATTATTGCTTCTTCTTGAANTGCTTTAATTATTTCTTCAACAACAATTCTCCACATAANTTCTTCTGGTGACACACCGCCTGAAGGTAAATTGCCAACAGGAAGTCCTGCTTCAGCTTTTCTACTGATAATTCTAGATGCAATTTTTGTTGGAGATAAACCACTTCTATTTTGAGAACCCAAAATTATTAATGGTGTTGGAATTGGTGGTGTTGGTGTTTTTACACTCAATACCTTTTGCAACCCATTTATAATACCTTCAATACTTTTATAATCCATATATACAAAATTATTTATTGTGAAAAACCAGTTAAACTTCTTAATATTCCAATATATTGATTTATTTTCTCTTTGACTATCATTTTCATGAAAGGTTTTATTAAATTATTTAACTCGCTTTTCACTAAATTAAATATATATTTATTAACAATTTCTTTTGTTTTTGTTGATATACAACCAATTGTTTTTTTATTATCTTCAATTATATTATCAACATTATTATTAATTTCACCATCAACAATAAACTGATTAATATAATTTATTATTAATGTTTTTGGATTTAAAAAAAATGATTTTGTTAATTCTAATTCAAATCCACTTATAATTTTTTTAGAAAAATTGTCTTTTGCTGTGTCATTATTATTAATATTAAATGATTTATCAAACAAATTAGAAAACTCATTTGAAATTATATTCTGGTCAACATTTTCACTATTTATATTATTTATTAAACTTGATAAATCATCAATTGTTATTGATGATTTATAAATACCACAACCTAAATCAATTTCGCTAACACCATTTTTTAATCGTTTTGAATTATTTTCAATATTTTCTAATTCACTTGGTGATATTGAAATTTCTTCTTCATTATTAATTTTTTCTATTTTTAATTTTACTATTAATTCTTTTGATATTTGATTTAAAGTTTTATTTTGTGATGAGGTTTTAATACCGAAAATACTATCAANAACATTAGTTATAAATTCATTTTTATCTATAATAATTCCATTAGTATATTCTTCATAAAAATTAAAAACAGTTTGATTTAGATTTACTGCACGAATGGATAAAGTATCACTTGAATCATCATAATTTACAATTATTTGATCAATAATTTTATCAGTATTAGGATTATTTATAGCATCATATAAATTATAATCAAAAGAGTTTATACCATATATAACATTACCAATATTACTATTTGGATCAGTCTTCAATTTATTAAAAATATCTATATATGATAATGGTAAAATTAAACCATTATTAAATGATGTTGAACTTAAAAATTTATTTGATAGTGGTGTTGTTAAATTATTTAATATTTGTTGTTGAATTTGTGGTTGTGCTTCATCAAATACATTACTAAATAAACCACCAATCAATTTAATAAATCCACCACTACCAATTAATACAAAAATTAAATCCAATAAAAATGATAAAGAGTCTTTTTTATTGTTCAATGATGATAAACTATCATTCGTTCTAACCTTTCTATCATTTTCATTGAAAGATTTAATAGAACTAATGGTATTAAAAATATTCTTTTTTCTACCTATTAAACTCATTTATTATCTTCTTTTATTTATTGCATTTTCAACCATNTCATATAACTCATCTCTTCTTGAATCAGATATTTCATCTTTACTATCATCAGAAGATTTTGTATTATCCTTATTAGTATAAACAATCTCCCTAAGAATTTTTAATAAAGCAATTTTTTTATCTTGTGATTTACCTTCTTCACTAATAAGTTTAATAATTTGATCACCCATAGCAGCAATCTCACCATTCTCCTTAATTTTTGCTTCCCACTTTGTTAATATTCTAACAATTCTAGTTCTAATGATATGTGTATCATTATAAATTTCTTGTAATAAATCATTTACACTATCTTCAGTAAATTTAATTTTTTTTCTTTTTGGTCTCATAGTTATTTAATTTTTTATAATATAATATACCCCATTATTATATGCGTGATGAACATCATCAATAACATCATAATTATTTATTAAAAATAATTCTTTTATTTTGTTGTTAATATTAAAATCAGAAGTTTTTCCAATACATAAATATTTAATATTTTTTATATATTTAAACATATACTTTTCAAAATCAAAAAAATTTAAAAAATTAGAATAATATCCAATATCAACA